GCCAGGCGCTCGACAAGATTGTCGTTCGCGTCGCGCGTGACATAAGCAACGGGCGCCCGGTTCTGGATCGATGGAACGTTCCTCGAGAGCTCGGCCAGCGCCTCGCTTCGAGCCTGTTCGATTGTGGTGATGTCACTGCGCCCGACGAGCCCTTCCGCGAATGCGGGCGGAAGTCCCAAGAGCGCTGTCATCTGCCGAATTTGCTCATGAAGGTTCACAGTAGGTTCGCTCCTCGTTCTCGCGCCAGGATCCGCACCCAGCGCGGTAAAGCTGATTTCCTTGGGCGTCCATGCGACCGCAGTCTTGATGCGCATGCCATCCGCCCGTTTCGAGATCTCCCAGCGCTGCACCGTATAGCCGACACTCACGCGGGAAATAATGCCCGTCTGCACATCCCGCGCGATGGCTTCATGGCGCTCGCTAAACCGCACCGTGGCGATACCCCGGCCGCCATCAACGGCCGCTGAATCCACGACGCCCAGGATTGCCCGCACCCCACTAAAACGGTCGTGGTTGTCGAGCACCGGCCCTCCGATCAGTTCGGTAAGGTTGACGGCGGCCGGATCCAGCGAGAGCCGCTCCAGATACGGCCCCTCGAAGTCCGCGCGCTGCACATCGGCGCCAGTGCTGAAGATCACCTGCACGGTGCGCTTGTCAGCGTCATAGGTTGACGGCTCAAACTGCGCCGCCCTGATAAACAAGTCACTCATTAGTAAGTAGCTCCCGTAACTGAACCAGGAATCCGTCGCGGTGATCTGTGACGAAGAACGCGAGCGGCCGCCCGGTGAACTCCCCTTTCGCCACGTCGCGAATCGGTACAACCCGTGACACACGATCGAGCCAGCGGATTACCGCGTTCTGAGTTAGGCCGTACGCTTCGGCCACTTCGCGCACGTACCGAACAGGGATTTGTTGTCCGGTGATCGCCTCGATTTGCTCCTTGAGGTTCACGCACGTTCGTTCTTCTGTGCCTGCGCTTGACCCTGCAGGGTCCTTTGCCGCGCATCGGAATCGTAGATGTTGCCGAGCCGGTCGGCTCGGGCATTGTCCGTCGCAATCTCCTCGTCGATTTGCTCGGCGTCCCACCCGTCGCGTGCGACAATCTCCGAGCGCGAGATGAAGCCAGCCCGTACGCGCGCAATATCGCTTTGCACTTCCTGCCGCGGGTCCAGCGCTTGAATCACCGGTCCGATCCAGCGCACCGGATAATCCTGGACCGTTCCAGGCAGAAGCCCGAGCCCGATCGCCAGGCGCAACCAAACCTGAAGTACCGGCCGCAGGAACTGCGCCACCATCACGTTGTACTGGAGAGCCTCGAGCCGCCTTCGGTAGGCGAGAATCGAATGCCGCCCCGAGGCGAATGTCACGCCCGAAAGATCATTCGCAAGAAGTTCATACGGCATGCCCACCGCCGACGCGATCAACCGGAGTTGAGCCTTAACGAACGGGTCGAACCAGACGCCCTGATCCGGCGGATCTGTGAACCGCACATCTTGTCCGCCATCGAGAAACACAAAGGTGCCGGGCTCCAGCGTCGCAGTAAAGGAGCCGTTTGCCCCCGGCTGCGCATTCAGCGGGTTTGTCCCGTCGGGCGAAATTGCAAACCCGCAAAACAAAGCGCTGATCTGCTGCTTTGTCAGAGCGGCCTCGAGAAATGTATGCAGTTGGCGCAGAGAGAGCATTGCAGGCGCCAGAAGGCTCACGCCGCGCTCCACCCCCGGCTGAGGTGAGCGGAACACATGCAGCGCGCCGAGAGGCTGTTCTGGACCCATCTGTGGCACCAGAATCGACTGCACATCGACCGACATAGCCGGATGCTTGCGATAGAGCCAGAAGCCCTCTCTGCGCCCGTCTTCACCATAGCGAATTCCGTTCAAGTCCCGATCGGAAACCCGGCTTGCATCGAGGTATTCGCAGCCGAGGAGTTGGAGCTGCATCGGCACCCGCAACCCCCCGGCCGGCACGCTACGGATGAGGAACTCGCCATCCAGGATGAATGTCTGCACCGCCAAGGCCTGGAGCGAGCACAAATCTCGGCCCGCGAAGTCCGCCTGGTCCTCCCATTCGGCCCACAGTTCGCGCGCCTGGTTCTTGTACGGCCCGCTAAACTGCGGTCGGATCCCGGTTCCTCCAATCGCGTCATCCTGGAACCGCTGCACGATCGCCCGCACGATGGGATTATTGCGGTCGAGGTCTCGAGCGCGATCGCGCAGCACCGGACTCGAAAGGTTCGTCGCGAACGCGCTGCTCGGCGCGAGCCAGTCCTTCAGCCGCGGCGCCGTACTCGCGGCGTCGTGCCACTGCCGGTGACGTAGGGAGGCTTCACCCGCCCGGCGCCTGCTAAAGGGCCACAATCTCGGCATCGCTGCGCTTCTCAATGTCGGCTAGCTTTTCTCGGACTTCGCGGGCAATTGCGGTCTGATTGATTAAGATGGCGCAATCGTGACCCTTAAACACTTCGGCCAAACTGTCTGTGCTTTCACCATGTCTCGAGGCACGAGAAATTAGGTCGCTCATGCGCTTTTTGCGCTCATCTGGGTCAGCGACGTCTTCGAGATCCGCTACCTTCTTAGGCAGAAACGACGCGAGGAAACTGCAGCGTTCAGGCGGGCGCTCTGTACTCCTGCCCTCCGGAACAACATAGCGGCGACCCAGTACTTCTACCTCTGATGCATTCCACCGCAGAGCTTCCGTTCCGTTGATTTGCTGAACGATTGCCGAAGCTCGCTCAGGAGTGACGCCCAATAGTGTCAGACGCCGCATCACCGTGAGGCGGCAAATATCATCGAACGTATACACCCGCCACTTTTCTTGCTCAGCTCGAGTGCGGAGTAACCCGATGAGCTCCACGATTTCTGGGTCTGGTGTGAGTCCTAGCTTTTTTGCGGCCTTGAGGATTATGTCTTCGTATGTCTCGACCTCGGGAATGTAGTAACTACGAAGGTGCCACTTCCTGAGGGTTGTTGCCTTTAGACCGGTGACTTCGCACACGGTAGCTGCTCGATACAGCTTTAGTTGTGGCCTTTTCATTAATCCAAGAATAGGGACAGTCGTATCGATATGTCAAGATCGGGACATTAGTAGCGGTTTAGTCGGGACGCGTCGAGAATTGCCCAGACGCGCCCTGCCTGCGCAAGAGTCAGCTACCGTACAGATACCGCGAGCGGTTTACTCGGTAAGGCATCACCGACGCCGTCGGCCGGCTGGCATCGCTCATCAGCTCGATTCGCTCGCACTCCTGATCCACGTGGATGCCATGCGTACGCAACGCTGCAAGAGCGCAGAGAGCGTACACGGCACAGTCCCAGGCCTCGGCCGCCCGCCCTTGCTTGCGCACCCAGTTCCGCTCCGGCCGCCCTCGCTTGTACTTTGTCTCCAGATACTCCGAGCACATCTGCTCGAAGAACTCGAGGCCGCATGTTGCCGGGAAATGGATCCGCCCCGGCCCTTCCGTCAGCGTCAGCCGCTGCGCCAGGATCTGTTTCGCGCTATCGACGCCTACAAGCCAGACGTTACCTTTCGCGGCCCGGCTCTGCCGTTTGGGCCAAATCGGATGGGCGCCCGCCCGGCCCTTGATCGCGAACACGCGCCGCCCGCGCCGCGCCTCGGCAAAGCTGCACACCGCTTGCGTGAAATGCCCGCCTGAATCGATGCACGCCGCATGAACCGGCATCGCGCCTACAACCGGATGGGTCCACGTTTCTAGCAGCAGCTTATCCAGCTCCGCCCACAGATGCGGCGTGGAAGGGTCACCCGGCAGCACGCGATGTGTCATCAGCCAGGATTCCTCGCCCCGGCCCCAGGCGTAGATCGAGACCTCCAGCCGGTTATCCTGCACATCGACGCCCGCGGTTAGAATCGCCGCGGCTTCCGGCACCGATGGCCCGATCGGCTCGACACGGGCGAGCAATTCGCGCTCCGATACAGACGTTTGCCCTGCATCGTCCCACAGTTCGGCCAGACTCGTGTTGATAAACGCCCGGAGCCGTTCAGGCGACGTCTGCGCCTTGAGCCAATCGACGGCCAGTTCGCCCCAGGAACGGAACGGGCTCACAAGCTCTGACAGGTGGAAGCCGGCAATTCTTGCCCCCGGATTCCGCGGCGTCCATTGCCCGCGCGCCACCATCCACGCCTTATGATGGTGCTCCACCACGCGCTCGCATCCAACGCACCGGTAGAAGGCCTGTTCGGGTTCACCTTCCGGCCATTCGATACGCCTCCAGGTCAGCACCTGGTACAGCCCGCAGTGTGGACAGGGGACCTCATACTCCCGCTGGTCGCTCTCTGCAAAGACGTCCGCAATCTCGGACTCACCCTTGATTGTCGGGCTCGAGGTCCACAGAATCTTCCGGCTCGCCCGAAACGTGCGCGTGCGCGCAATCGCTAGCGATGTCGGTGAACCTTCGGCCCCGGCGGAAGGCTTGAACCGGTCCACCTCATCCAGGATGAGATAGCGGATCGGACGCCCGGCTAAGCCCGCCGGACTGCCGGCGGAAACGATCGTGAGGTGGCCGCCATGAAACCGCCGATGAAAGATCGTGCTACCAGAATCTCGCGACTTCGGGTCCGCAACCTTGCCTTGCAGGATCGGAGTATCCCGCACCATCGGCGCGATCCGGTCTTTGCTGAAGGCCTCGGCAAGGGTCAGATCCGGCTGAACAATCAGACTCGGCCCCGGATCTTCGGCGATGATGTAAGCGAGGAAGATCAGCGTAAGAGAGCTTTTGCTCATCTGGCTCGCCCACATCAGGCAGACCTGTTCGTAGGGTGAATGCGGCGCCATCGCCTCGAGCGGCTCGATCTGATAGGGGAAGCACTTCCACCGGCCCGTCTGCGCCGAAGCTTCGCTCGACAGGTAGAAGTGGTTTTCAGCCCACTGTGCGAGAGAAACCCGTTCAGGCGGTTCGAGCGCGTCCGCTGCAGCCAGGATTGCCGTCGGGAGCGAGTCTTCGAATCTCATCAGCAAGAGCCCTCAAAATAGAGTCAACCTCGGCCGCCAGGATCCGGCGTGCTTCGCGCGGATCGGAGACTGCCGCCACCGGGATTGCGCAGTTATCGGGAATGCGCAGCACGGCAGCCTTCACCGATGAGAGGATCTGCGCCCACGTGTGCGCGACGCGCTCGGCCGCAATCAGCCGCCCGGCTTTTTCCGCAGCCTCCATTTCACGCAGTTCGGCGAGTGCAAGTTCCTTTCGCCGGCGAGCTTCATTCTGAGATACGCGCGCTCGCTGGTCGGCTTTACTCAGTGTTGGCATCTTCTACTTACCCCGAATTCTGAACCCTGCGACTAGAACATCGGCGCGACGACACAACCCGCCCTTAAACGCGCGGAAAGAATTGTTAGACGGCCGACACTGACCCGCCCCCCTCGAGAGGGTCACGTAGGTCCACGTCAGGTCCACGCCTCGCGTTCCGCTAAGTCCTTTCTAATCAACGTTAGGTCCACGTGGTCCACGTTTTTTTCTGTACATACGTGCATGTGTGTGCGCGCGCCTTCGAGGTCAGCCCGAGGTCGTGCGAATGTTCCACGTGTTCCACGTCTTTGTTCCACGTCTCGTTTTGGCCGCTGCCGCCGTCGACAGTATTTAGAATCAATTGGTTATAGATTGTCTGTATAAGTTTTTCTAATGTTCCACGTCTACCTCTCAAAAAACCTGCTGCGCATATATATGCACGCCGCCCAAAAGCGACCAGCGGGTGCTCCGCATATATATGCACGCTGCGCCAGAGGATTGTTGAGCAAAAAACGTGGAACACGTGGAACCCGTTGATTCCAAAGGAGTAAAACGTGGAACAGACGTGGAACAGACGTGGAACACGTGGAACAGACGTGGAACATGACAAGTCGCCGGCCATGTTCGTACCTCATTTCGCGCCACGCCGAAACCTCCACTCCAAGGCCGCCCCGGCCCGCGCGCGATACCGCTGCCAGCCCATGTTGCGAAGGCAGCGTCCCACCCGGTTCTTGTCCGCTTGAGTCCAGTGAGCGACGGGTTTGCAAAGGCAGTGCGTGAGTATGTCACTAACCGTGGTTGATTCGCGACTGGAACTGAAGGTGCCTACCGGATGCCCGTGCTCATCCAGCCGTTCCCTGGGATCCTCAAGCCAGGCAGCAATGAGCTCTTCCCATGGGTCGCCCTCGTAGCGAGCGCTCTGTTCTTCTTCAGCGAGCTGGTTTAGCTCCACTGACTCGAGCCACCACTTCGCGCCGTTTCTGTAGCGATGAACAGCCTCGGCCCAGAGCTGATCGCGGTCGCGCGCAAGCTCCTCGAGCCGGATATAACTGCCGCAGGCAACGGGCCAGAACCGCCGGCCGCCGGTCTCATCACGCAGATAGGTGGAATGATTCACGGTGCCGGCAAACACACACTGCCGCGGCGATTCGATGACGTGCTT